TCTGCGTCACAGACCCCGACAAAATTTAGAGATGGGGGTAGCCTGAACGAAAAGATTTTAGCTAACATCAAAAAAAACTTAGGTATGGAGGAATGATATGAGCAATTACGAATTAGTCTACCTAGACTTTAAACAAGGTTTTGATTTTGTCAAAAGAAAAGAAAAATATCTGAATCTAGAAATAGATTTAACCAACGAAAAAAAGATCATAGCATTCTTAAAAAAATACAAACCTAAACCTAGCAATGGTAATCTTATCAGGTTGGGTTTGGTCGAAATTCCTAAAGAAGAATGGCTACAATCTCGTGTTGTAAATACAATCATGCAATTTAGAACTCGTATAAACAAAGTTTCAGCAGACAATTTTTTTAATTATAGAATCAGCCTAAAGAGAAATTACCAAGGCAACTATGTTGTTTGGATAGTAGAAAAAACTGAAACCGAACTCTGTGTTGAAAAATGTAGGAGAAAGATATGAGTATGTTAAAAGAGCAACTGCAAGAAGAACTACAAGAACGCAAAGAGAAATGGTGGGCATGGCACAAAGCTAACCCTCATGTCTGGCAAAAGTTTGAGGAGTACACCTTCCAAGCAATCAACTCTGGTCGTAAGAAGTATAGCCAATGGGCGATCATAAATAGGATTAGATGGAACGCTGAAGTAGAAACCCAAGGTGGCGAGTTTAAGATTAGTAACGACTACATCTGTTTCTATGCCAGATTGTTTCATGTGAAACATCCTGAGTACAAAGACTTCTTTTCAGTCAAGCCTTTGAAAGAAGAGAAGATAATTACTAGGCTAGAAGCAAGCGGTTTATAAACCTGAAAAATTTCCAGCCAACTCGCTGGTTCTAAAAATATTTACCAGTCACAGGTTCTTACTGGGTTGCGTAGGCTTCTTCTCGCAACTCAGGTAAATACATCAATCTCAAGTTTCTTTCTAATTCCAACTCTTGCAATAAATCTTTTTTGACTTCGGCTGAAATAGTTTCGTCAAGTAAAGTTCTTTTTCTTCGCTCTCGCCAATAGGTCATGTATCTGTCCAACGCAAGCACTTGTTGTCTGGTTCTAATCAAGCCATCGTTGTTACGCATGTAGGTAATCAAAGCATCTTCTCGTTTCGGTTCTTCTCTTAATGAATTGATAGTCGCCACCACCTTATCGCTCTCGGCTCTGAGTTCGTAGAATTGTTGTTGTAATCCGCCACCAATCGGAGAAGCCATAAAACGCTTTAGGAGAGGCAACTGATCTATTCTAGGGGTTATGTAATCTTCCCCAGTAATTTGCCTTAGAGAGGCATCTATGAGGCTTAGAACATAGCCACCTAATGTACCGCCATAGCCATTCATTACATACTCTAGTTTGATTGGCGAGATATTAAAGGTACGACCAATTATTCTAGCCAATTCGTTAGTAGTTTCTCTGCTTTGTTGGAAGGGTTCAAGACCGCTTTCCATATACTGTGGCACTATCGGACTACCAGTAAAGCCACTCTTGTTATCTACATAAGCTTCCATAAAAGGTTTGATCGCTTGAAAACCTAGCGGGTCAATTAGTAAAGTATTGGATGCTCCTCTTTTTAAGGTGCTAGTCAGGTCGCCAGTAGTCGAACTACCAACAACTGTATCCATAATTCTTTCAGGGATAGTCTTAAACAGGAGACCGACCTCGAAAGGTACTGGTAGTTTAAGAGGTTCTTGTCCTTTTTCTCTGAAGATCATCCAATGATCATCTCGTTCTTCCCTTCTGCGTTCTTTGTATTGGTCATCGTCACTAACTAAAGCGTAGTAAAGAGCTGTCAATAAAGTTAAGAAACCACCTCGGGTGATAAAACCTTTGATGATTTGATTCTGCATTTGCTTGTTTGAGGTGACAGACGCTCCGGGATATTTAGCAGAATATTTACCAGTCATACTTCTGTATAGGACATCAAGTCCTTGAACTCTTGCATTTAAAAATGGAATAGCTGAGAAGACTACTCTTGCTAGCGGATCATTCCCTCGTCTTGAGAAGTTAATTATTTCTCCTGCCTGAAAAGCTGCTTCAACTTCATCTCCTGTTTGTTCGTAGACTCCTTTGTAAACTGCTTGTCTAGTTGCACCATCAGACTTATAAGTTTGTTTGCCTAGAAAATCCCATAGCTTGAGTGCCATAGTAGTAGGATTCATTGCTCCTCTACCATCCTTTCCTGCTAATCTGAATTGTTGCTTGACATATTTTTCTACACTCAAGGCATCGGCTGAATAATCATAGCCACCTAAAATACCAAAGCGTTCTAAGTTTTCCATGTCTTCGGCAAAACCTTTTACTGTTCCTATTACAGGAGTAAAGTTAGCACCACTTGTAACAAAGGCTGACAAGGTATCACGCAACATATTTACTGCTATAAATCCGGGGTCTCGGGTGACAGTCTCTCGAAGTATAGTTGCGGGCATAGATAAAAATTGAACTATTGTATTTTCATTTAAGATGCCTGCAGTTGTTAAGCCATATAACATCTCTGGGTCTTCAACCCTAAAAAATCTTTTAACTCCGTTTACATAAATAGGTATGACATCTGAACCTTGTGCTTCTTTAGAGCTTATCTCTTCTGCTCTATTTGATTTGACATAGTTTCTAACTAACTTTCTATGAGCATCGTTCTTCATAGCAGCATTGACTATAGCCAATTGATTCTTAAATATAACTGACAAAGGCGAGGCTTCTAATGCTTCTTTGCTTCCTTTTAGTTTTTGATTTAAAGGGTTACCACCAAGAGAACCAGCTCCTATGTTTGGACCTTGAATAGATTCATCTGCCATAACACGATAGAAAGGATAATAGTCTGCATTATCTTTCCATACTTCTGCAGTTGGTCTGAGTTCTATTTTGTCTGCAGTTTTTAAAACTTTGTTTCTTTCTGTTGCTAGTTCTATTAGCGTTTCATTGTCTGCAGTTTTTGCTCTGTCTATACCTAATTCTAATAATCTTTTTCTAATCTCAGTATAGTTAGGTTCTCTTGAAGCTAGTCCTGAATCAACTAACAGATCAATTATGTAGGCGTTTTGTTCTTGATAAAGATTAAAAGTATCTTTAACAATTGAATAGCGATTACCTAGTTCTAAGCCTTCTTCTATCTGTTCAGGAGTCATAGGTATTTCAATACCTTTTTCATCTAATCTAACTCCTCTAGTTGCAATAGCATAAACCTTAAAAACATTTTCCAGATCAACACCTGTTTCTCTCATCTCATTAATTAAAGGTCCAAATATATTTATAAGTGAAAGGCGTTTGTCTTTTGTTACGCTTACTACTCCTTTGTCTAAGGTAGGTACACCATGATTTAACATTGCACCAAAAATACCTTTAGATTTATCTGATAATAAAAGAGCTTGAATTGCACCAGTTCTTGCTCTTGATTCTTCTTCAGCAATATTTGCAGAAGTCTTAGCTCCTTTGCCTATATTTTTTTCTATTGCTGCGTAACCAAAAATATATTTAGCTCTCTGTCTTGTTAAGAATCTGCTAGCACTTTCAGTCCATTCAACATTTTCTGATATGCTTTCCCAAAAAGTTTTAGGTTCTTGAGTAGTAGCTTTCATATCCTCAAATAACTTTTCATAGCCGGGTGGCACAGTAGTATCTGATCTTTTAAAGGTAGGTATATCTAAGTAATCTAAATTACCTTGCTCAAAATCTACAGCAACTTTCTTAGCAAAACCGCTAGCATTGTTATTAAATCTAGGGCGTGCAGTTGGTCTAGTGTTTCTTACTTGTCTATCTATTTCTACGATAGCATCTATCTCTGCTTTATCAACAGCACCATTTAAAGGTTGGATTGCACTATCAGGTAGTTCGTAAGCTTTATCTGTACGAGCAGTAAAGCCTACTTCTTTTGCGAAGTCTTCGTAGACTCTTTGGAACGGGAGGTAAAGAGTACGGATGGCTGCTCTTTGTATATCGGATGGTTCGAGGGCAGTGTCTTGACTTTGTATTTCTTGCAAAGCTCCTCTAGCTCCGCCTGCGTTATACTCGTAGTATTCTGATTCTTGTCCATAAGGACTAATAGTATAACCTTGTGCTGGAAAATTTTCAGTAAAAAATTGAAGAAATTGATCTACGTCTTCTTTAGTTAATTCACCTTCAAAAGACTTAGGATGAATAAAAGTTAAACCATTTACATTTTTATGTGGCATAACAGTAAAGTTTGTGCCACCAGTCTGTGACACATTTGCATCTATTGTGTTTAAAACTTCGGTTAACTGTTCTTCAGAAAAATCTCTGCCGTCTGCATTTTCTAAATAAATACCTGTTTTAGCTATACCTTGTGCAGATGGTTTAATTATTAGATTACTGTCTTGCAAAGTAGCATCCATAATTAATTTAGCTATAGCTCTTTGCGTAGGCATACCTGTCATAGGCAAGCTTAATAAAAGATTAGGATTCCATTCGCCTTGCCAACTACCAGCACTCAAAGTTATTTGATGTGGTATTCCTAACTCAGCTAAAAAGTTAAGTTGATTACCAGTAGACAAAGCATTGAGTGTTTTAAAATAAAATTTATTTCTTATATCTTGCGGTATGGTTAAGGTAGTAGGTATATAACCTCTGTCTCTGCCGGGCATAAACTCATTAACAACTTTAGTGCCTGCTCCTAAAATAGCATTAGTAAAATTATGTTTGGTGTCAGTATCAAATGTATTGTTATTGTTTACAAATCTAGAACTGTATAAAAATTTGTCATTGAAAGATGCCTTGGTATTCCACTTACCAGTTTTTTGCATCTCTTTTATTTTTGCTATTTGAGTTTTGCTTTGTGCTGCTGCAGCATCATAGCTGCCTTGATTGTGAATTTTAGTAGAGCCAGTATATCTTTGATGACCCCATAACAATGCTTGTATTTTACTTACATCAGGTATCTGTGTTACTTGTCCATCAACAATATAATCTAAACTAGACAATGCTTTTAACATAGCATTACCGACTTGATAAGAAATATTAGGTGCAGCAGTTAACTTTTTACCTACAGGTATTAAGCCAAGTTTTCTTAGCATGTGTATATCTATTACACCAAAGGGTACAAATCTATTAGAAGCTCCTTGCTCTATAGTTTGTGCATACAAAAGAGTTTTTTGTCCTGTGCCTTTTTTAAAAAACATGCCATCTTTATATAAATCTGCAATACGATTTAATCTGTCTTTGTTTCTTTTACCTACGTTTAATTCACTAAGTTTGGCTATAAATTTTTTCCTATTAGTATCAGGATTAATTTCTCTTGCAGTAATCATCGTATTCAACGCATCCTGAAAGTTTTTTTCTGGAGTTGTCTGCTCAGAAGTTATTCCAAAAACACCACTAAATTCATTTACATTTACTGCACCTACGATATTCGGTACTTGTAAAGACCAACGCTGATACCAATTAGCATCAACACCAATACGCAAAGCATCTTGAACATCTTTTTGTAATTCTTTTAAATCTTTAAAGGGTGGTACAGTTCCTCTTGGACTGTAGCGTTTAAATATATCTTGAAAATCTTTTGCAGTTATTCTGCCATTGGTTCTTCTAAATGCAGCAAGCACATCATTTTCTAAATCAGATTCTCCTAATAAGTCTCGAGCAGCCAAACCCCTTCTTATTTGAGCAGGCTCATCAAATACAGTTTCATCAAATTGATCTTCTGGATTAATAGGTTCATCTGCTTGATTAGCTTCAGCTATAGCTAATGCTTGTCCATATATTCTTCTGCTTGTCCGTAAACTACGTTGTGTATTTCTACTTCTTGCTCCGATAGTACCTGTTCTTATATCTTCTAAAACTCTTAAAGGACTACGAAAAACTGAACCAGTTATAGCTTCTACAAAACCAGCAAAGAAATTTAATATTTTTTCTATAGTAGTTTTAGGTTTGCTTTGAAAATCTGCAGGATTATCACGATACATTCTAAACATTTCAGCAATGTATTCTTCATTTAAAACATCTTGATTTGTAAGGTCTTCATAAAGTTTATTAATTCTTTTTAACTCTGTTGTAGTTTCGCCATCAATGGTTACGTTCATTGATCCTAATTTTGTAATAGCAAACTCTAATAAGTTTTGATATTCAGCTTCAGTAATTAAATCTAGTTTTATCAAGGCATGAATAGTTTCGTGGTCTATATTAGCCAGTACATTATCTATAACTTGTTCTCTTTGTTCTGGCGTGCCATCAATATCTTTTGATATTTTTTCACTAAAAATAAATAGATCGGTTAAGTTTTGATCAAACTCCATCTCTGCAGTTTCTTCATCTTTTGTTTTAGCTTTGAAATATGGTTGACCGCTTGAAGTAAGACCTAACTTTCTACTTGATCTAATGCCATTGACTATCCTAATTCTTACATCATTTGCTATGCCATAACCTCTAAGTCTTTCATCTATTCTAGTTAATAACTCTTCTCTAGCTTCTTCACTTATTTGTGATTCAGTATTATTAGGATCAACGTCAGGTATAGCTAGTTTATTTTTATTTTCTAATAATTGAACAGCAACTTTTTCTTTAATAGTTTCTTGTGGCAATCCAGATTTATTTAATCTAGCTAAATACTCTGCTTCAGTTTCAAAAAAAGGTGTACTACGTTGTGCTTGTATTTTTTCAAAGTCAGGATTTAAACGCACTCTATTACCAACTTTGATAGCTCTGCCACTTTCTACTAAATCTTTTTTGAATTGATCTCTTTGTTTTTTATTAAGTTGTTTATCTCTAAGATTAAAGAAAGCATCTATATCTTTATCAGTAACAGCTCTAGCACTTGGTTCATTTCTTATACCTCGATAAAAAGCTCGTACATCTTGAGCTGTATATTCCCTAGGTTTCATGTCAGGTAATTTTTGCAAGGCATCAAAAGAACCTGTAGCTAAATCAGACATTATTGGTAAACCTTTAAGTCTGGTTATCAATAACTCTTTTTGTCCTCGATTCATTTTGTTAAAGTTTTTTTCTCCAACTAATGTTTCAGCAATGTATTCAAACTCAGGACTATTTATTCTAGTTTTTATTCTTTTATTACTTAAAGTATCTTGCAATGCTTTACGACTTACATCTATTCTGTCAGCATCTTGTTGAATAGATTTAATGACTCCTGTTTTTTCATCAGCTTTATAAATTATGTTAGCTTTTTCAGAAATTACATTATTAAAATCTTCAGGTTTTAAAAGTTTTTTTGTTTCTTTAATTGTGTAAGAAGATTTTCTTTCAATACCTAATTTATCAGCTCTTTCATAAAGTTGCTCTAAAGGTGGTAAATCTTTTCTTTTCTGTTTTACTAATCTTTTCTTGCCTTGTTTGTAATCTACAAAAGACAAAGACATTATTTTTTCTTCTAAGCGTTCTAATTTTTTTAAAGTTTGTGGACTTACTGAGCCAGCACCAGCTAACTGTATTGCTTGTATTTCTTTTTCAATTTCAGCTTTAGTTTTATTTATTTCTTCTTGAATTTTTACTTGTTCTTTTGCAGATGAACTGATTCTAGAATCATTTATAGCTATATTTTTAGCATCAATTGTATTGTATTGAGGGTTGTGTAGTTTACGACCTAAAGCTCTTATAGTGCCATTGCCTTTAAATCCAGTAATGTCTGCTATTTGATCAGCTAAACTATCAACAAAATCTGCAGATATTCCTTCAGCTATTTTTTGTCTAGCTTGTTGAGCAGATTCAAAATCATTAAACTGTGCAAATATTTGACCAGTCTCAGAACCTATTAAATTAAATATCGTATCAAACTCCCTAGTATTTACATTAGCTTTTTGTTGAGTCTCAACAATTAAGTCTTCTAACACAGGCAGTTTGTCTAATTCATCTTCTATTAAATTTTCTTTTGTTTCATTTATTTCTGGAATTATGTTGTCATTAACCGGACCAACAAATGGCTGTGCTTGTTCTTCAGTTAATACTTGTAGATTTTCTATATCATTGTCATTTTCTACAGTTTCATAGAGTTTTTTCTTTTTGTTACGAGCTTCATCTTCTTGCTGTCTTGCTTCTGTTTCTTTTTCAAATTCATACTGACTACCTAAAGATTTTCTACCAGCAATACCTCGTAAAAATAAGTCAGCTATAAAACCTGTAGCACCACCTACAGTTGCATCATCTAAAGCAGAATCTCCTATTGGTAGCTTGTCACTATAAACTCCTCTAGATACTACATCCTGTAATATGCCAGCCGTCATTTCTTGTAAACCCTCAACACCACCAGTCTGTAAAGCTTCAACTAATCTTTGTGGCACTCTCAACCTAGCAGCAGTTGCTTTGTCTATGCTTCTTAGCAATCTTTGTGGTGCAAATATTTCTGATGCACCAATACCAGCACCTAATATTTCTGCAAATAACTCTTGTCCGCCAGAAACATCTTCGCCTAATGCTTCTGCTTCTCTAATATTACGACCTTGTTCTGCTATACCAACAGGCATTGCTAATGCTAGAGTTGAATAGGTTTGTGGTCGATAAACTTTTCTAACTGCTTTGTTTATTTGATCTGTAGATTTACCAGCTTTAGTTAAAGTTTCTGATACCTTGGCAGCTTTACCAGCAAGACCTGCAGTCTTAGCAGCTAGTGTTCCCGGAATCATAAATGATGCAAACGAACCAAGACCTTGTCCTAGCTTAGAACTAAACCTATCTTCATAACCTTCTGATGGACCAATGCTACTTTCATTAAGAGCTTGTTGTAAGTCTCGTAAATAAACTCCTAGGTCATTGTCATTGCCAGAATCAAATAGATTGTTTATACCTTCACCAGCAGATAAGAATGTAGAAGCTAAACCTCTAGGCACACCCTTGATAACTTCAAGAGCATCACCGCTTAGAGATGTTTCTGGGTCTGGTTGATAAGGAGAATAGTTATCTGGATATTCAGAGGCTAAAAGATTTTGCAAATCTATTGCTTGTTCTCTAGTTATATCATCAGGTACTTCTACAAATCTGCCATCTGGTAAATTTATTCTTTGCATTAGCTTTTAGCACCGCCAACAATAGCATCTACATCATCTTGTGTAGTTGCAGCAATACCACCAGATATATATGGACTAATCAAACTATTTATTTGATTTTCTATTAATGTCCTTTCACTACTGTTGGCTGTTTGCAATCTCATAGTTAGTACCTGTGCTAAATCAATATCATTTTTCATCTGTGAATTTTTAGCTTGAACTGCTTTAGCTTTTAGAGTTTCTAGTGCTGTAGCTAACTGTATATCAGAAGATAATAAACCTCTTTCTTTTAACTTAGCTTCATTCAAGAATCTATCATCAGCTTTTTTGCTAGCTACGACTCTGTTAGTCAATTCAGCAAGACCTTTTCCAAATTCTTTTCTATCGGTTGAACCTGCAATTAGAGAACCTAAATACATAAGAGTCTCTGCAGTTCTATCACTTCTTAGATCATCAGCAGTTGGAGATTTATACTCAACATCTTTCATACGTTTTCTAAGTTCATCTAGTGTACCAAACACATCTGTTGTTGGTGTTGTAGTTACGTTTGGAGGAGGGTTACCATCACCATCTTGAATTGTAAAAGGGTTTTTGTTTTCTTTGTCATCAGCATCTACTGCTGATGTAACAATAGGTGGTGCTGTATAAGCATCTAATATTTCTTTCTCTTGTATATCTGATATTCTGCCTTCACCTTTTACTTCACTAAGCCTAGTTTTAAAGGCTTCTTCTCCGTCTAGTAAAGACATAGTCAAATCTTTTCTTAATTGATTTTCATCAAAACCTTCTCTTCTACCAAAACCAGCTAAAGGTGTAGTAAAAAGTATATTAGACACATTAGCATAGGAAGGGTTAGCTTGTAAGCTAGACATGATGTCTCTTGTTCTTTGACCAGCAAGACCTGTAGCTGGTGCAAAAACATTTGAAAATGCTTCATCGTTAATTTTTGAAAATGTACCTTGATAAGTAGTTCTACCCCGATTTGCATAACCAGTTAAGCCACCACTAGCTGCCATCTGCATAGGTGGAGACATGGACAAATCCTCTGGGGGAGGAGAGAAAAGTGGAGAAGCCATGCCTCCTAAACCTGACTGTGCAAACTCTGCAACTTTTTCTTCTGCTACTGTAGTAGTAGGCGGTGGTTGCATTGCACTATAAGCTTTTTCATTTTGAGTTCTGCGTTGTATTTCTGATAAAACTAAATAAGGTGGAAATCTACTATCACCTGATTCTGCCATACGAATCAAATCTTCTTTTGGCACATACTCTAGTTCTTCTGCTGCTTTTATTAAATTAGACATATTGTTATCCCGCTAATGATTTGTATAAACCTAGTCCTTGTAAACCACCACCTAGTAATGATTGAAATAAAGTAGGCTGTCTAGCATAAGTAGACTGTGTTTGATTAGGTTGTACTGGCAAACCTTGTAAAATATTACTTAAAAATCCTAACTGATCTCTAGTGTAATTTTGTTGACGTAAAAAATCTTCATAACCCATATCTAAGCCAGCTTGATCCATAGCTCTTTGTTGCTCACCTACTTTAGCTAACGCACCAATTCTAGCAAGAGCATCTTTTTGTGTTTCACCAGCAAGATCACCTAGCAATTGACTACCAGCTAAACCAATCTTAGCTCCTGCTTGATCGACTCCAACTCCAGCTAATCTTAATTTTTCTTCGCCTTGTCCTAGCTGCTCCATTAAAGCAGATTCTTTTAGACCAAGACCTCTTTCTCTAGCAAGTTGTTGTACTGCTTGATTGTATGCTTGTTGACTACCTTTGGCTTGTATATCATCTAATCTTTGACCTAAGTTTCTTTCTCTTTCGCCTTGCAAAATAGCTTCACGATAACCACCAAGACCACCAGTAGTTGTTGCTTTTGAAGCAATATCTTGACCTCTTATAGCTGAATCTCTTACAGCTTCACGCTTTATAATATCAGTAACATTTTGTTGATAAGGATTCATAAATCTAGAAACCCCTTCTTCAAAACCTATACGTTTATAGGGATCAACTTGAAATTGATTATTATATTGCGAAGGTCCTGCACCATAATTTGCACCAGCAATACCGCCTGCTATATTAGTTGCATCAGTCAATGCTTGAGGAGTACCAGCAGTAGCATAACCAGCAGTCATACGTTGTGATAATAATTCATCACCAGTAAAATCTGATAATCTTTTCCCGCCATAAGGTGTATATCCTTGTAAAGACTCTCCTTCGGCTCTACCTAATAATCTAGTAAAATATGGCTCTGCATATTCTGGTAGATTAGTTTGAGTTATTGTTTGACTTGTAGGTGCTGAACTACCACCACCGCCTTTAAATTTTCTCATTGTTTACCTCGTATTCACAAAAGATTGCTAGCTTTTTCCAATCAGGTCTATCTTTGACCCAATTCCAAAATCCTGCACGCCCTATACTTTCAACACCATGGCATTGATTATTTTTAGCATATTGCTCTAAAGCATCTATGCCTAGTTCTACCCACTCTTCCATCTTTTCTCCAGCTACATGCTCAAGACTTAACATACGTTTACCTGTAGGATATTCATAAAACTCTGTAACTAACACGCCTTTAATATTGAACTGATCGTTTTCAAATATTATCCAGATTTTTTTTCTATCATTAAGAGCTTCATAAAAAATATCATCTACAGTTATTCTGCCATTAGAACGCTTGCATGATTTTTCTAGCATTTTTTTTATGCCATCCCAAATTAAAATTAATTGATCTACAGTAACAATGCTGTAGTCATAAGTAGATTCTTCTATTTTTGCTACTTGATTCATGTTGGCATTACCCTTTGATCATTTATCATGCCAGCTTGTTGAGTTGTACCAGTCTTTTCTTTTCTAACATCATCCATCATTTTATAAAGTTTGTTTGCACCAGCATCTGAACTGCCATCGCCCAACATTGAAACCACATCGGCTGGTACAATAAACTCATCTTGGGAAACTGCAATAGCTTCTTTGCCACCTATACTGCCAAGCAAGTCATCATCCATACCACCATTACCTTGTCCTTCTATAAGACCAGATGTTTGTGCTTGCGGATTAGTTATTTCTTTAAGGACTGTATCTCTGAGTTGCATGAAAGCTTCGACCCCATACATTTCTACAAATCTTTCTACTACAGTTTCATCGTCAGATTCACCTAAAATAAAAGCTCTGGTTTCTGCCATTAAATCATCAGTCATACCGCCTTCACGATAACCCATATCTTTAACAACATCAGGTGCAACTTTTTGTAAAGCTTTAAGACCCGGATTTGGTAAATCAGTATCACCACCTTCAGCCATAGTTCTTGTTGACTCATCTAATAATTGTGGTGGTTCAACACCTGTATATGCTGTGTAAGGATCAATAGGTTCAGAAGATAACATAGGCATAGGCATCATAGGATTTGTACTATCAAAACCACCTCTGCTAGCATACTGTGGTGTGTTTAAAAGATTAGGGTCAAGATTTGCACTAGTAACTGGTCCTAAAGTTTGATCTGCTGGTTGATTGGTCAAAGCAGCATAAGAAGGATTTATAGTAGCTGGATCAAAATACATTGTTTCTGGTTGAAAGCCTGCTCTAAAATCTGGATTAATTGCATAGGTTTGTCTTTGCGGTACATTTAAAACTATATCTTCATTATCAGTATCGCCACCATTTGCAAATTGCGTTAAACCGCCACTTGCAGAAAATATGACTGGTTCAGGATTATCCATAAATGCTTGCAATCTTCTTCTTTCTCTATCTTCATTTGCTGCAGTTATACCTTGTTGCATATCTTCTTCAGCAGCAGAATATGCAGCCTCTGTGCCTACAGCAGCTAATGGCAAGAAAGCTCTAGGGTCTGTCAATCCTTCCGCTACATTACCTATAGCTTGCAAAGGACCTTGTCCTGCAAAAGGTGTGCCAAACATACTTGATGCTCCTTCCGCAAAACTTTTTGCTGGATTTGTTAAAGAAGGTGCTGTGGCTAAAAATGTTTCTGAAGCTGCTGTTCCTTTTAAAGCTGCATCTTTTACTGCATCTTGATACATTTCTGGACTTAAAGGACCAACGCTTGTTGCAGTATCTAAAGCTGTTTTTGTAGCGTCTGCACCTTTTGCTGCAGCACCTGCAGCTTTAAATGCACTACCTAAACCATAAGATAAAAGACCAGCTTTTATTCCTTCTTTAAGACTACCTTCTTGAGCAGTAGTGACCGCACCTGATGCTAGTGCTGCACCTAGTGGTCCACCAAAAATACCGCCAACTATTGGAGCAGCAAATCCTAAAACATCTTTTAAACTAAATGCTTCAGCTAAACCCGTATTAGGATTAGTAGTAATTTGACCCATTTGTGCAAGTCCTCGTACTTCTGCGGGATTCATATGCACAAGTGTAGTATCACCAAACCTTCCTTGTTGGCTTATATTTTTTACTTGCTGTTGAAGATCATTCATATCATTCCTCCGTTGTTTCACAACCAAAAGCTGTAAAACTTAAATTACCATTGCTGGCGTATACATTAATTCTATCTGTTTCTGTAACTGTTATTCCTATGACTATTGTGTCTGATGAACTAGCTGCTAAAGCTTTGTCATAAAATAAATAATCTTTATTACTAGTAGTTGCACCGCTTACTGCCACACTAATTCTATAAGTCACAAGTAAAGCTGATCTATTACAAACAACTATAGAGCTAATAGTAGTTTGTGTAGCTGCTGGTACAGTATAAAGAATAGTTTCGGTAGTACCTGCTGGTGCTTGTTGTCCTAAAACTTTTAAATTATCAGACATTACCTTTTGCTCCCATTAATAAAAACTGATGTCGTTTAACTGCTTTAGAAGCTGCAGAGGTTTTTAAACTTTCTACTCCGTTTATTTCACTAAACATATCTTGAAATAGTTGCTCTATTGTTCTTCTAGTTATTTGCTCATTGATTAATTCATAATCAGGCAAAGGCAAGGGTAAAGGGGGTGCTGATTTACTAGACATTATTTTGCTCCATCTGGTCTTATTTCAAATCTTGTGTCACCTAAACGCCATTTAAAATCACCATCGGCATTTTCTATTCTTACTGCTACCTGCCGAGTTCTACCTCTAGTATTTTTATAATTAGTTGCTGCTGTCAAAGCAGAAGTAGATAAAGTGCTTTGTGTTTCATTAGGATAACGTCTACCTTTTAAAACTAAACTAACTGTATCATTTGCATTTGATGAATCTTTAAATTCTATGTCAGGTATTATTTTAGAAAGATACATAAACTGTTCTCCTGCAGGGTCTAAATCTATATCTGCAGATTCTATATAGGCAGGAAAAGCTGTGCCGTCTGCTAAGTTTCCTGATTCATGATTATATAAATAATTTTTATCTGAAGTATCTAACTTACCTGCAGCTAAAGGATTGGTTAAAGTTGGTGCATCATCCCAAGCTGTACGAGTAAAGTTATTATTAGTTGTGCCAACTGCCCAGACATTTTCTGCATAGTTAAAAGTAACATATCTATTTATTTCGGTACTAGAACTAGAAGCATAAAACCAAATGACTTCATTATGCTCAACATTATTAGCAGCAAAAAATTTAAATTTAGAACCTTTGTTCATGTCACTAAAAACATAATCTAAAACTGTACATGGCAATCTTTCCACATTACCAGCAGCACGATAAAAAGCTCCATCATCCATAAAGTAAACTATGTTACCTACTGAAGCACCAGCTTTTGGAGCTATCATACCTATACCACTAGCTATCTCGTTAAAAGAAAAATAAAATGGTGAGCCAACAAATCGCATAGAAAATATACTAGCGTCAGTAAAAACTAGAGTTTCTTGTCTAGTAGATATTGCTCCAATAATTTGACTGCCAGATGATAATTTTACTCCACCAGATGAATTAGTTGCTGATGGTGTCCAATCAACTAAACTTTCTGAATCAGACCATCTTACAAACAAAGGATCAATAGTTGAGCTACCTATAGGATTGCAACCAAAAGCTAAAACGTGCCTATCTACATCTGAAGTCATAACTTGAAAAGCAGCTATAGGACAATTAGAAGCACCAGCTAAAGAACTTGCTAGTACGCTTCTAGCAGCATCAAAAAAGCCATTGCCTGATGTACCAGCACTAGTGCCAGAAGCACTTTGCCAAACATATAAAGGACCACCTCTAGGAATTGCTACAGTATCAACGCCAAAATTATCTATTGACCATAATCGCAATTGATTATTTACAGCTACTGGACTAGTGCTACCAAATGTACCATCACCCCATGTGCTTGCACCCCAACCAGTACCAGATACATATTGGTCAAGACCTGCATTTATATAATATTGACCAGCCGTACTACCGCCACCATTACCACTATCAGAACCATTTGCAGTTACACCTAGTGCTATAGTATAAGAGTTTGCATTGACGTTAGCTAAAACTTTATGTTCAGTATTTAAAACGGCTGCAGTTACATTACCACCTAAACTTACTGCAGCTCTAAATCTAACAAAATCTCCGGGGTTGCAACCATGATTAGTATCATTAACTGTCAAAGTAGAAGAACCATTTGATATAGCAAAAGTAACATCACCCGCAGCAGTTGTATTTCTTACTGCAGTTACATCATAAAAAGTATCACCTTCTTGGACATACAATTTTTGATGTGTACCCAAGACATTGTAATGAGTTAAGTCTGTGTCTTTGTAAGTATGTATAGCACGACAAGTGCCATCAAAAGTATTAGGTGAATTTTTTGCCCAACCGCCTATTTTTTCTGGACGACCTAATCTAAATCTAATTTTATCTGAATCTAACCAGCCACCATCATTTGCATAAGCAGTAACTTCTTTATTAATTCCGGGTTTAAATTGCAACTTAACCAAAGGCATCTAGACTGTCTCCCATGCTTCGCCTTCAAAAAGCAAAGCTTCTGCTTCTCTTCTTCTAACTAAACCTTCTAGGACCTCACCATTGCTTTTATTCCAACGCTTCATTTGATTTGGCACAGTATGATAATCACCTGCATTTAAAAGTTTTAACATAGTCGAATCGTTTAAATTAGTTGGACCAAGGTTATAAGTCCAACAAACTAAAGCATCAAATTGATTTTGCTCTAAAGACACTACGACTAATTTTTTTACATAATCTTCGTATTCAATTAATTCTTCTTCTAACCAAGCTTCAGCTTGTTCTTGTGTACAAGTATCTCCCTCTTCAACATCTTTGATTCTGCCATAACCAATTGTAAGTTTGCCTGCTGGACAAACATAAGCTTCTAATTCACAACCTTCAAACTTTTTAATTAAGGCAACCCCTTCTTGTGATATGTGCATGTTACTCTCCCGATTTAGTAGTGGTAACTTTTCGATAGTACACCACAACTTCTTTAAGTTCATTTATATACCTCTTTAATTCTTGTGTGTTATAAGCCATTAGTTCGTAGTCTGGTACAGACATAGCTAGGAATACAACCTTGCCTTGATCTTTTTCAATAGATGCTAAAAACTCTTCTAAGTTTTTAGTAGATACTACATACCAATAAGGTTCTTTTAAATCTATCTCTCTTGGTAATATTGGTTGAACAATAGTTCTTTCTAATGGTTTAGTAATTACTTCTACTTGCTTAGTCGGTATTAGACTGCAACTGTAGACCATCATCAAGGATATCAATATTACGACTGATCTCTTCAATACTTTCAAATACATCTTTAGTTCCTTTATTTACTCTGGGTTCTATTAAACCGGGTTTTGCAAAAGCTAACTTACTTAGATCGTGTCTTTTAAAAACATCTAAGTAGCGTTGCATTTCTTGTTCATACTGTTGGGTTTTAGATTGTAATTCTAACAAACCTTCTGTTTGCAATTTAAAATCATTCTGCAAGCTTTCTATTGCTTCTTTTTGTTCTTTGTCTCGTAGTTCAAAAGCTTGATTTATTTCTGCTAGTCTAGAATTTTGCCAATACAAAAAACTACAAGCCATAAATAAAATGCCAACAACTCCTAATAATATTTTACTCATATGTATAAATGTTTAGTGGTTCTATTTTACCCTTGACTGCTATAGGTTTTAAAGGTTTTAAATTATAGCCACATAACTTTTCAGTAGCTTCACCAATTAATAAATCAACTCTTCTTTCTTTAGTGGCACTTTCTAAACGAGCTGCAATGTTTACTGCATCGCCTATAGCTGTGTAATCAAATCTATCCTCTGAACCCATGTTACCTATTGCAGCCGAGCCAGTATTTATTCCAATACCTATAGCTATTTCTGGCAATCGTTCTGCTTGCAACTCAACAGCTAAAGCTTTTATGTTTTCTACAATTTCTAAAGCACAGTCTACTGCTGCTTTCGGATGATCTTGCAAATCTAATGGTGCATTGAATATTGCCATCATTGCATCGCCAATATATTTATCAACCATACCGCCATGTTTTTGTACTGCTTTTTGTTGTGCTGTTAATACTTTATTCATTATGTATGTAACATCTTCTGGTTTAAGTTTTTCTGACATAGCTGTAAAACCTCTAACATCAGTAAAAAGAAATGTAGCTGTTTTAGTTTCGCCACCAAGTTGTAACAAATCAGGATTGTCTTGCAATCGTTTGACTTGTCTAGGATCAAGATAGTGTTCAAATTGTTTTTTAATTTGTAGTCTTAATTTATATTGTTCTCTAAATCTTGTGTAAAAAGCTAGCGAGCCAGTTATAAATTGCGATATTAAAGTCCAAGTAACATCGAGTAATAAACCTGATTGTATCAAGAAAAACCCTGATATAGCAGTACCTAAGAAAATATTACCAGTCACAAATAATCCTAGATAAATTCCTGCATACTGCAAAACAAACCAAACTAATAATACAGAGACTATAAGAATGCTTAGTTCTGCAAGCATATTCCAAGCTGGTATATATGGACTATCTTGTATTAATAAAGATTCTGAAAGGGCTGCTTGTATTTTATGTGGCTCTAATAATCCTACTGGCGTAGCTATTTGTGGCATAACTCCATTAGCAGTGACTCCAACAAAAACAAACTTACCAAATACTTCCATGGTATCTAAATCTGTTTCTGGAGTCTTAACCCAACTTATCCATTTTCTACCTAAAGTATCTGTTTTAACTGGTGGTATACCTTGTACAGTAATTTCTTCTATACCTGCTGTAGTAGATTTTATTATGTAAGTTTTACCGCCTGTTAAAGTTTTTAAAACTTCAGTACCAAAAGCACTAACAAATCCATCTGGTGTTTGTAACAGTAAGGGTATTCTTCTTACTAAGTTATCTATATCTACTGGTGCTGTTGCTATTCCTTGTGCTGCAGAGTTTTTCAAAATATCTATATTTTCTGCAACTCCATTAGACATTATGCTAGCAGGTGTTCCATCTCCTAAATAAACTGTGCCAGATGTTTTTGGATAATTACCACTATTATTTTCAAACATAGCAAGGATAGAGGGGGATAAATTTAGGACCGAAGCAAATGCTTCATCGCCACCAAACCTATCGTGTTCACTAAATGCGATAACCCAACCAACACCTAATGCACCTTTCCTTAATAAATCTGCATGTATATCTGCATAGTCCTGTCTTGGAAAAGGAAAGCCACCTCTATCGGATACATTTTGTTCTGTAATATTTAAGATAACAAAGTTACCTGATGGCTCTTGAGCTTTTACTAAAGCATCAAAAGTTTTTAACTTGAGAGTTTCTATAAAAGATAACCCAAAGAAAAAAGGTAAAACTAATAAAACAAGTAATGGATAAATTAATTTTTTCATTATTGTTGACTGAGTGATATTGTTGAATCACTTCCTCCATTTACTTTTACTACTTTGTTTACACCATCTTGCTCAAATATTAATGTGTAAGCATTACTGCCATCTACATCTAAGCGTAAATTTTGATTTACATTTCTACGAAAACTTATAAATTGTCCTGTAACTAATGTAGTTATTTGTGTGTCTTTATCTTGTCCAAGTTCTGTGCCAACTATATTTATTCCTGAAGTTTGTTTTAATTTATCTTCTTCTTCAGCTATAGCTAGGGCATCTACTATGTCTAACAAGTCTTCTAAAAAATTTACATCTAAAAAATTTATATCTAATTCAGTAAATTCTAATTCTTCTTCTGAGTCTAAAAAATCTTCATCAAGATAATCAATATCTAAATCATTAAAATCTAAAACAGAATCTTGCTTGCTTGTTTCGGTCTCTACTAACTCTTTGGTTTTTTTGGGAGGTGTAACAATTAACATATTGTCAATTAAATCTAGCGTTAAATCTAAAACCAAAGGTTTTGTTGGTGCTGACTCAAAAACAGATACAGTAGTAGATTCAAAAGGTTTATTTAACAAAACACTACCAGTAGCTGTTACCACTTCTATTTCACCACTAGATAAACCTAATCTATCTGGTAATAAAATAATTAAACTTCTGCCTAGTTCATCAACTGTTGCTGTAAAGTCTGTACCTCTAATTGCTATATTAGCTGTTGGCGTAGATAACTTTATATTTTGTTTATCTATTTTATTAAACGTGCCAGTAATAAATCTAGCTGTACCTAAAGTAAATTTTAAAGCCATCTTTGATTTACTAGGATCAGGATTAAAAATATATTCGTCTATAACTAATTCAGAATATTCAGTAAGTTTTACCTGCGAATCATCTAAAAATTTTATTGCTAATCTGCCATCTTTAGTTACAGCCTGATCATTTTGTTGGATAGCAAATTTTAATTCAGCATCATATGACTTGTCTCTAACTATCTCGGCATTTCCGTTTAACTCTGATATATCTCCAATATCAAGGGCAGGTGGTTGCTGTGCCTTGATCGTTTTGGTTGATACAGAAATTACCATTAGAGCCAGTAGAATTGATTTGTAACCAATCTTTGGCAAGTGTGCTTTGCTGTGTAACATTAAAGGTCCTTGAGTTTCCACTACCATGAGTTAAATGAAAGTAACCATTTGCACTAGCATTTGTGCCGTCACCATCGTAAGTCACAGTATTGTCGTTGCCATCAATATTCATATAGTTTGTTGCACCATCTATATCTATAGCAGAAGTAATAGAGTTACCACTACCTTGTATGATCCAATCTAAATCAAGACCTGAAGCGAGAGCTGCAGTCGCTTGATTAAGAGTTAAGTTATTAGTATTACCAGTAACTTGTACATTTACATTAGAATTATCAGCTCCAAAAGTATTACTAGGATCGGTTTGCATGTTAAAAACATTACTGTCTCCTGCAAAATTAAAAAATCCTGTATAGCTATCAGACCAAATGTCACCTAAAAATTTATTAGAAGAACCTATTTGATTTATATCTAATGTCATAGTAGAACCATCTAAATCCAATGCTGTCATCGTGCCAGCTACTGCATTTGATCCTCCTATTAAATTGCTACTACCTTGTTGCTCTATGTCTAAATTAGCAGTAGCACCAGACTGATCGATATATATTTCGTTATCTGCTAATGTAGTCATTGCAAATAATAAAACATATATTTTTAAAAAGTTACTCATAAGACCAAAACCTCCTTTCATATCCTATCTTAACTATTTCTAGAATTGCTCCTTCGATTGCTTTTTGCAAAGCTATCGTTGGACTTTCATTGACTACATTACCAACTTCTATTTCTACAAGTTCTGTACCTTGTTCAATAAATCTAAAAGCATCTTGAGTTTGCCCATAACTAAATATAGTTTTCTCAGTCAAAACTTCTACAAGTATTTCACCAGTCAACACCGAAACTAATCTTAAACTAACACTAACTATATCTTCACGATATTCCATACTAGAACCTAGTCCTAAATATCTTGCACCCATACCTCCTGTACGCAAGTTAGTGTCATAAGAAATTACTGCACCTTCCATTATTATTCCTGCAAATAACAATGGTTTTAATTTTTTTTCTTTTTCGTTTCTTGATGAACGAATAAGCTGTCTTTCTTTAGTTAAATTATCTAAGCCTACTCTTTCAACTACTACAAAAAATTTACCACCAGCAGTATGTTTTAAAGCTCTAATTAGTAAAGCTTGAGGTGCTTGTGTTACTGCTGTTGAAAACAAAGCATAAGAACTATTACTTTTTCTTTGTCCTGTCTGATCGGTAAAACTATTTGGATAAACTGCTATTACAGGTTTTTGTTTTGGAGCTTGTACATTTAATAATTCCTCAGAAAATATTCCAAGCACACTCGCAGATTGATCTTTACCTGATTCGTATTGTTCTTCTAAAGTTTTTACATTCTGGAATAAACTACAACTAGAAAGTAAAAGAACCGACAGGAATAGAAATACTTGTTGTTGAGCCATCTTGATCTAGTACAGTTAAAGTTATTGTTATGCCATCACTTATATAAGAGATAGTGCTTCCTTCTAGATTAAATGTACCTTCAGTCATAGGAGTTTCGCCAAATAGATTATCTACTAATTGTCTAGATAGCTGTGCATATATTCTAGATTCAAAGTTTCTAACAAATCTAGCTAGAGTTGTATTTTCAGCATCACGTTCTATTTCATCTTGCAATGCTTGCAACTCTTCTTTAATGGTCATTTTTCTAGTATGTTCTTGGTTCTCTATAGTCAAGTAATGACTTGATGTGCCATTGCCACTAAAACTTGGTGATTTAAATTCGTGTGTCATTTGGTCTGCAAAAATACTTTCAGCAAATATAATTAATATAGTTAATAAAAACCCATATACCATAGTTTTTTCTAATACAGCTTTAGTCTTTTCTCTGGTCATCTCTTTCTGCTTTAGCTATTTTTTGACTATCAATTAATTGTGGCACGCCTAAAATAGTTTTTACTAAGGTATCTTGTCTAATAATTTCGTTATCTAAACTTCTAACTCTGTCTATCAAAGCAACTAATATGCCATGTTGACTATCTAGTTTAGTACCTAATCTTTCTTCTAAAGCATTAAGTTGTGCCTGCACTTTGTCATCAACTGTATCTATCTTGCTTTCCATCCCATCTATAATTCTATTAATAAGCTTCCATATAAAAAATCCTAACCCACCGGCTGCAGCTATTGGAAAACCAACTTCATTTATTAATTGGACTGCTTCATTCATCTGGTGTAAAAACTCCTAACTCTATTAATCTAGTTCTATTTGCCATGTGTACAGCTTCTATAGCTTCTTTACTTTGCCCAAAGTATTTTGCTGCCATAAAATTTTCTACCATAGCTTCATTTATATCTTTGCCATCACATATGACGCTACCTAATACTCTGCCATATTTGCCACGAGAATCTTTTAATTCAGTCCTAATAACAACTTGTTCTGCAGTATTTATAGCATCTTGTAAAAATTTTGCAGCTAACTTACCTCTAGCTTTTTCATCAAGGTTTCTAGTTCTAGACTCAGGAGTATCAATACCATAAAGCCTAACTCTGCTTTTAAATAAAATATCAAAACCTAAATCTAACGTAACATCAATAGTATCACCATCAACTACTCTATCTACTTCACAACCATACTCATACATATTTTATCCTCAAAGACTTGAAACTATTTCGATTGCAGCCATACCAGCATACAAGCCAATAATTAAAAGTTCTATTCTAGTAAATCTTTTAGCACCCTCGTCTAAACGCTTTTCAATATTTTGATACCGAATAGTACATTCTTTCTCGTGAGTTTCTATTTTGTTTAAAGCTTCCTTGCTCATTATGATGTTCTTCTCCACATATATACAGTTATGTATGGTTGTAAGTTTTCATTTGTACCAGATGCACCTTCGGTGCTGTTCGAAACTGAGATGCCAGTAGACGCAGGTTGTACACGATTTCCTACATTACCAGTAGTTCCTGGACCACTATTTACTCCAACAAATTCTCCAGAACCAAACGTACCACCAATTCTTTCTATTGAAATATCATGAGAGTGAGTCGGATCAGTAACTGAAGCTGTGTGCGTGTGACTTACAACAATAGCATTTTTAGTACCGCCAGTTTCTCCTAAAGTATCAAAAGAACTATCAGAACCATTTTGACTAACTAATACTCTACCTTCACCATAGCGTTCCCAAGTTCCAAAACCTAGTAAACTATTAGGATTAGTTGCTACCGAACCATTAATGTAGATAGAACCGACTGGATATAAATTTTGTATTTGTGTTTGTATTGCACTAGTTACTCCAGATAAATAACCAAGCTCAGTATTAGTAACTCCACTTGCACTCACATCACCATTAGCATCTGACTGTAAAGCTTTGCTTGCAGTTAGATTTGCCATTTTACTAAAAGCAATTGCAGCCGAACCACTTATGTCAGCATTTTCTATATTAGTTATGCTATTACCTGTGGCATTAGCATCAAAAGTTTTATTAGTAAAAGTAGTTGTACTGCCTGCACTTATAGGTGTTTCATCGTTTATTGTGACGTTATTTGATAATGCTAGTTTATCTAAGGCATCTATAACTCCAGCACCAGACCCAGTACCTTCTAACATTAATACTTTTGTTTTGTTGTTTGGTATGGTTACTGTTGCTCCTGATCCTTGTTTCACAGAAATAGATTGAGAACCTGATGTGCCATTCTCAACTATCAGCATTTTAGATATTGAAGTTGGAGCTACTGTTAATGTTCTGGTGGCTGTTAAAGAACCAACAGAAGTTACTTTAATATACATAGCTCTATACTTATCACTAGCACCATCTGCAATGGTAGCAGTAACATTTGCATCAGAACCAAAAGTAGCTTCGGTCTGATATGAAAATGCTTCTGCAATCATAGATAAGTTGAGGTTAGTAGTTTCACCCCAAGTACCACTACCATCACCGGTAGCCATTTCATTTAATCTTAAATCATTATCATATGTGCTTGCCATATAAACTCCTTATTATGCAACCTCTTCCCAATTTGGTGATTGGGTATCAGATACTTCTGACCAGTTTGCTGTTTGTGAATCTGTTACAGGCGTAAAGCCTGATGTCTGTGAATCATCAACTTCACCCCAAACTGTAGGACTAGTTAATGAAATTGTTAATTGTTGTCCTACAACTACAACCAACGCAGAAGCTGTTACAACTTCAGTACCAAGTGCAGTAGTTCCTACAAAGCCAGTTTCAG